TCTTCACTCTTCTTAGTTTTTCGAACGGTTTTACGGGCTGTATCATTACCCGCTTTTATATTATTGATTTTTGTTAACAAAGAAATGATCGCATCACAAAATTCTTGAGTAACGTCTTCCGTTACTTCGAAAATAATCTTACTCATAAAAAACTCCCTTAAGGCTAGTTGACACTATAATCAGTCTATGTTTACTATCTCTGCATGTCAATACCTATTTTACGAGATTATCAAAAAAAAATAATCGACGATACATATTCCGCTTGGAAAACCCATCAAAACGTCTCTATTCAATTAGCGACTGGTGGCGGGAAGACGTGCGTGTTTTGTCATATCATCGCAAATCATGTAGGAAAAACTTGCGTTATTGCGCATCGTGTGGAAATACTCGCGCAAATATCCTTAACATTAGCAAGCTATCGGATTCCACACAATTTAATCACACGTGATGAGAAAATTAGAGAATGCATCGCATTGCAAATGCAAGAATTAAATGCGTCATTTATCTCTACGAATAGTAGTGTTTATGTGATTGGCGTCGATACGCTCATTCGATCTCCTCACCTTCCTTGGATTCCCTACATCACGCTCATCATTCAAGATGAAGCGCATCATGTTCTGCGTGATAACAAGTGGGGTAAAGCCGCGGCTTTATTCCCACACGCTAAAGGCCTTTACCCTACCGCAACACCTGTGCGAGCAGATGGCCGTGGATTAGGACGACACGCAGATGGTGTAGTAGATGCTCTAATTACTGTCGTGTCAATGCGCGAATTGATAAATCAAGGTTTTCTTACAGATTATACCGTTTTTTCCCCCAAGTCAGACGTGCAATTGTCTCACATTCCTATCAGTTCAGACGGAGATTATAACCAAGAACGCCTTCGGAGCGCCGTTAAAAGATCCCACATTGTGGGGGATGTGGTTTTACACTATCAACGGATAGCGCCGGGAAAACTAGGCTTAACGTTCGCCGTAGACATAGAGTCCGCAGCGACTATTGCGGACGCCTATCGACAAGCCGGTATTCCGGCTGAAGTCATTAGCGGCAAGACGAATGCGCTAGTTCGGGCTCAATTAATGAGACGTTTTAGTACTAAAGACATCCTTCAGCTTGTGAGTGTGGATATCATGGGGGAAGGAGTAGATGTACCGGCAATTGAAGTAGTGACATTCGCGCGTCCTACTATGTCTTATACAGTCTACTGCCAACAGTTCGGACGCGCCTTACGCCCTATGCCAGGCAAAGAGAAAGCTATTATCATTGATCATGTTGACAACATAGTTAGGCATGGGTTACCGGATGATCTTAGACGCGAATGGTCACTAGACAGACGGGAGCGTCAAACTCGTAAAAAACAGGATATTCCTCTATTGACAACGTGTTTAAGCTGTCTTAGGGTATTTGAGAAATTCCAAAAAAAATGCCCCTGGTGTGGTGTTAAAAAACCAATTATACCCACACGGAATATTCAACAAGTAGACGGCGACTTAACGGAATTATCAGAAGCGTTGCTCGCAGAGCTGAGAGGAGAAATTAGACGCATTGACAGTGAAGTGAGAATGCCGTCGGGTCTATCAGAACCAGCGCAGTATGCAATAGTTAAAACTCATAAGGAACGTCAGGCAGCACAGTATGCATTACGAGAACTGATATCTTATTTCGCGGGATATCTGAAACACAAAGGTTGGGAAGACTCACGCATCTACAGACAATTTTATTTGATGTTCGGCATAGATATTTTAACCGCTCAAACACTCGGGGCCAAAGAAGCTAATAAGTTAGCTGAGGAGATTAAGCAATGTGGTATTATTACGTGAATATCAGTGTGTTTAAACCAATTTTAAAATTGGAAGGGAAACCCTATAACTCTTCATCAGGAGTATATTCTCCCTGGGATATCGAATTCAACGGAAAACATTTCTTTGGTTATCTTGGTCGAAATACATTCCTCCATGAAGAAGATGCGTTAGAAAAATATTGGGATAACGTTCGTAAGAAAATTAAAAGCGTAGAAAAACAATTAGAACGGCTGAAGAAAATTCAAGAAGTGGATGTGCTTGAATGAGTTTCACATATACCTATCTTATTCATTTTGCATTAGAGGATGGCATTTATGCGTATAGAAAAACAAAACTGACACGGCGGCTTTATCCACACCATGAGTATTATGACGATAAGAAAGAAGCATTAAAACAATCTCTGACTAATCGCATAGTACGAATTCAAGAATTGATTATCCATAAAAACAAACATCTTCCGTTAGACGATGAGAATAAACATATTATTTGCAAACTAGATATCGATATCAGAAAACTACAGCGAATGAAATATATTTACATTCGTTATATCGATGAGTCTAGGAAGAAAGAGCAGTTTAAGATTAGAGATGACTTTTGGGTAGAAGATCATGAATGAAAATGAACTTAGTGCTTTAGTACGTTTAGAAGCCGAGAAACAGGGAATGCGTTTGTGGCGTAATAATGTGGGCGCTACCTATACGAAAGAGGGCAATTTCATTCGTTATGGATTAGCGAACGATTCTAAACAGCTCAACAGCGTGGTTAAATCAGCGGATTTAATTGGCGTTAAACCGATTCGTATTACTTCAGAGATGATCGGTAAAGTGATCGGACAATTCGTGAGTTATGAGATTAAAAATCCACACTGGGTTTATCGGGGAACACCACATGAAATGTCTCAGCATCGATGGCTAGAGCTCATTAAGATGCTAGGTGGTGATGCGCGTTTTATTACCAAATTAGAGGATTTACTATGAGTAAGTACAGGGATATTTTTCATACTACCTTGGAAATGTGTATGGATGACGGATATTTGAAAGTCACGCGAGATAAGGTCGCTAAGAAATTAAAAATATCTCCGTCACTCATTAATTATCATTTTGGTTCATACGCAAAATTAATGAATAACGTATTAAATTCTGCGATAAAAGCAGGTAATTCTGAGTTAATCAATCAAATGAGAGCGAATCATGACAGACGAATCAAAAAATAAAGTATGGACGCTCTTAAGTCAATATACTTATTTTAGAGACATTTTCTCTTCTCTTCAAATTTACAGCAAACGTTTTTTAGGATGGTATATTATTGATATACATCACTTTGAATACGGTTGCGTCCTACAATATCAGGGTTTTGGCTTTACACTCGATAGAGAATTATTTACGATGTTGCTTCGTATTAAACGAGGCTTTTATGATTCCCAATAATTTTCTCATTTATGATGCGCAGAAAAACCCATTAAATCCACACACTGGATACCGTGTCAGTATTAACGATACATCAGCGTATGTGTCCTATCAGCAAGCAGTGATAGCGGTCAAGAAACATCAAGCAACCGGTGTGGCTTTTGTTATTCATGAGCCTTTCTTTTTTATTGACATTGATGATTGTATTACGAACGGCATCATGTCTCCGCTAGCACATGAACTCATCGCACAGTTTAAAGGCGCATACATAGAGACGTCAATCTCGGGGAATGGTATTCATATCATCGGACAATGCATTGCGCCTCCGCATAAATGTCGGCGAGAAGATATCGGGCTAGAGTTCTATACTGAACGTCGCTTTGTGGCACTTACTCTCACAGAGGCGACCGGCTCCATGGAATTTGATGCGAGTAAGCTTCTACCCGCTTTCGTTCAACGTTATATGGCGTTGCCGGCACCGGAAGTTCTCCGGGATGAAACTAGCGATGTAAGAGCACCGGATGATGAACTGATTGATAAAGCGCTGGCTAGCCATTCAGCGCTGAATAAGACCGTCCAGTTTGCCGACCTGTGGTTTAACCATACAGATGCTTTGGCGAAAGCCTATCCGGCTTCTGACGAGCGAGAATACGATTATAACCGAGCGGACGCAGCATTAGCTCAGCATTTAGCGTTCTGGACAAATAATGATCACGAACGTATTGAGCGTCTTATGCGGCGCAGCGATTTGGTGCGGGAGAAGTGGGAACGCTCGGACTATCTCCTCCGCACTATTCGCCAAGCTTGCGCTAAACAGCAGTCTTTCTACCATGAACCCCGTAAATCCCCAAAAACATTCGATAGGTTCCTCTCCATTGAACAACAGATTGAATTTTTCGAAGGATGTATCTATATCGTGGATGACCACAAAATACTCATCCCGGGCGGCTCATTGCTCAACGCTGAGCGATTTAGGGTGGCGTATGGCGGCCATGTTTTTATGTTGGATACCGCTAATGAGAAAACCACGCGCAACGCCTGGGAGGCTTTTACAGAGTCTCAGGGCCATCAATTCCCCCGGGCGCAGAGTACTGTGTTTAGGCCGGCGGCTGCTCCGGGGGCAATCATCATAGAAAACGGAGCAGCGTTTGCCAATACTTACTGGCCAGTTCCCGTTGAAGCCATACCGGGGGATGTAACACCATTCTTAAACCACATTAATAGGTTATTGCCAACAGAAACAGATAGGGAGTGCTTTTTATCCTATCTGGCGGCTATTGTTCAATCACCGGGCGTTAAATTCCAATATTGTGTGGTTTTACAGGGAGTCGAAGGAAACGGTAAAACTCTCTTCTCTCAAATTATGCGCCGGGCACTGGGAGCACGCTATTGTCACTCGCCCAAAGCGTCTGAAGTGACAAGTCGTTTCAATGATTGGATGTATCGGCGTATTTTCATTTCGATTGAAGACGTGCCGCCACGGCGCACGGAAGAAGCGCTTGAAAAAATGAAAGAAATTATTACTGGCAATTACCAAGAGATAGAACCTAAAGGTGGTGTGCGATTAACACGTGAGGTCTGCTGCAATTTTCTTATCAATACAAATCACAAAGAAGCCGCTCGAAAAACTGAAAATGACCGGCGTTATGCCGTATTTTTCACGGGGCAGCAGTGTATTGAGGATTTGAAGAAAGATGGCATGACGCCTGAGTACTTCGATCAGCTCTTCGGCTGGCTAAGTCACCGGAAAGGATATGAGATGGTGACGCATTATCTCAGAACCTATCGAATCCCGTCACAGTATAATCCGGCTCTGGGGCGTAGGGCACCTAACACCACATCAACAAAAGCGGCCCTAGCGGCCAATTACGACGATATAATAGAGATTATCCAAGAAGCTATCGATAACCATCAACCCGGATTCCGGGATGGTTGGATATCTTCAGGAATGCTTGATCATCTTTTCAAATATCAGCGCAATCTCCACATTCCGTATCGTAAGCGCTATATGGCGCTACAGCACATGGGATACGTGAAACATCCTCATTTAAAAGATGGCCAGGCAACAAGAATTACCATCCCCGATGGAGTACGCCCTCGCTTATTTATTCGTACAGATCGTTTAAATGACGATTACGACCCACTCGTGGACGTGTGCTCCGCTTACGAAGATGCGCAGCGAGTTTCCTAGCTTCATCCCGGTATTTTACCTCTAATTCCACGTCCTCCGCGGGGATAAGAATGCTATGACCACAGGGGCAGAATATTGCATTCGGAAAGTGGCCTGATTTGTATTTTACGTAGACGCGAGAGCGGTCTATTCCCATCTTTTCTGCAACTTCCCGAGCTGTCAGGTATTTTTTATTTCTTTTTGTTCCCATAAAAGCTTGACTCCTTGCCGTAAATCGGCTTAACTGTTACTAACTTAAATCCATAAAAGAATGAATTTTTTCCCTGACTATTGTAAGAAAAAATCCCAAATAAATCAATGCACGGATGCACGGATGGGTTTTGATCCGTGCATGTGATCCGTGCATGAGGCAAGTCTTTGAAATCACTGAAAAATGTGAGGCTCATGCACGGATGTACGGATATTTTGCTTCTACTCCGTCTTTATAATTTTTCCGCCGCCGACTTTTACACTTTCTCTTTTTCGTCTATGCTCTTTCTCTGTACACCATTCCCTCTATTTATACTATAATAATAATAATAATAATAATAATAATAATAATAAATATTAATATTAATATAATACTTAATATATATACCTTATTATGTATAAAATGATGAACGGAGTCACAATTCTTGTATTTAATAAACCGTGCATCAGTTTTCGTTAACTGTTTGATAAATAAAGCAAAAAGGCGTGCACGGATGATTATGCACGGATATGCACGGATAGCATCCGTGCATCTAGTTTTTCCTACAAAACTAATGAAAAATACTCAAAATTTTGAAACGGGCGTAAAATATTAGATTTGTGGTGTTAATATGAATGAAAAATGCTGCTTATAATATACTAAATAAAAAATAATTAGTATAAATAGTTGAAAACGGTAAAAAATAGACATAAATCGTTTAAAAAATAGCAATGAATAGAAAATGTAAATCACAACCCTATACATTCCGGGAGGGGGTAGGCGTATTTCCTATTCAGAGTTGATATAAAATATACAAAATCTATTCTTTTTAAAATAAAATATACAAGTGACTTGTTCAACAATTATACCTGTGGATAACTTTAGTGAAAAAGTGTCATTTTTGATAGGTTTTTAAGAGTTATCCACAGGCTAAAAATGCATTGAGTATGCATACCAAAATTAGTAATTGCATATAACGGTGGCTGTGGATAACTTTCGTGAAAAAGTGTCATTTTTGATAGGTTTTTGAAAGTTATCCACAGGCAGCGGTAGATAACTCTTTCTGGACGGTGTATAATCTATTTCATGAATAAATTAACTATACAGCAAGAAAAGTTCGCCAAAGAGCTGGCTTCCACGCGAGACGAGGTTGTGGCTTTAAAAAATGCCTTTCCAACGAAAGGTTTTACGCAAAAGCAGCTCGCTAGCAAGGCGAAATATTTGGCAAACATGCCAAAAATCAAAGAACGCGTCGAAGAAATCAGAAAAGCACCCGGTAGCGATCTAGAATTTAGTGGCGCAGATATCATTAATATATGGGTGCGTATAGCGACAGCAGATGCCTCGGAAGTCGTGAAGATTGTGCGTGAGCCTTGTGGTCTTTGCGGCGGCGCGACAGGAGTGAGAGAAGATTGCGAAGGCTGCTTGGGCAAAGGCATCGTTAAATCAGAGATACGGCCTTCATCTGAATGGGGTGACACTGCACGCTATTTATACAAAGGGGTGCGCCAGACCAAATTCGGTATGGAAGTTATTCTGCGTGATCAAGATAAAGCCCTGGAGAATCTCGCGAAATATTTCGGACTGTTTGAAACCAAACTGAGAATAGAGACTGGAGAGAAACAGCTACCTTCATTTAGCGATTTTGTGGGTAGCGATGAGCAGGCTGCACAAATTTATCAAGAAATGATGAAGTGAGATTTACACTTTTACGTCAGTGTGTTTGAATTTGTGATTATACGCAGGACGCTAAAGATGTGGAGAACGGCATGACTGATTTAGTGTTATCTGCACCGGACACAAACGGTAAATCTTATCAGCTTGATCTAGACAATCTAGAGCAAGTTTTCGCTTATAATGGCAGTAATCAATTGATTACCATCACTGTGGTTTATGCCGGCATCACTTTTGTTCAAACATTTACGCGGGACGGCAGCGGAAACGTAACAGATGTTTCAAGGTTCGTGCCGCAATGAGTATTTCAGCCGCTGAATTTTTAAAATGGTTGCTTGTTTTTAATGTAGGCCAAGGGGGCGGTGGAGGCGGTGGTGGCGGCTTATACTTGGTGAGTGGAGCTACTACGCAATCGTATGTAATGACGTATAACAACGGTAGTGGTGGCGTTGGCGCTACTTTAACGTCAGTTCCTACAGGAGTAATCGCTTTTGATAGTACTGGCGTAATTCCTGGTCAATATTATCTCGTTAAAGATCAGACGGACCAAAGCCAAAACGGCATCTATGTTTGTAACAATCAAGGTTCTATCGTTCCTCCTGTCCATGCTCTCTTCACGCGAGCGACTTATTATGATCAACCCTCTCAAATTAAGCTTGGTGATTTAGTTTCTGTCACTGGCGGAAATACGTTAGCCGGCAGTACGTGGGCGCAGACACAAGTTGTAACCGCCGTAGGCCCGGGTAATAACATCATTTTTGAGGAAACAGGCGTTAATGCAGTGACGCTGACTGGCGATGTGACAGGTACTGGCGTTTCTACAGTTCCCACGACTCTAGCCACAGTGAATAGCACGCCGGGGACTTTTGGAAGTGCTACACAAACTCCCGTGGTCACAGTCAATGCCAAAGGACTCGTGACAGCGATTACAAATGCCAGCATTCAGATCACCGAATCTCAAGTTACTAACTTAACCACCGATTTAGCGAGCAAACTCAATCTATCGGGTGGCACAATGACAGGTCTTTTAACCCTGTCTGGTGACCCGACGACTAATCTACAAGCTGTCACTAAACAGTACAATGACGCGGGAAACATCATCGCAAGTTGGGACGGATCAACAATGACCGGTGTGAATATCACGGCGGGCACCGGCATTAGCTTAAGCAGCAGCGGTGTGATCAATGCAACCGGGAGCGGTGCACCCGTATTATGCGCTTTTGAAGCGACCCTGGGCGGTGCATTATTAAATGCGACGGGAGACGGCACTCTCGTTAATATCACCTGTAATAATGCCCCCGTTAACATCGGGAGCGCTTACAGCACAAGTACTGGATTATTCACTGCTCCGTTGAATGGAATCTATTTATTCATCGGCGACATATTTCTGGGCAATTTGAGTAACTCTCATACGCAGTACTTAATGTACTGGGTTGCGGCGGGTACTACTTATATGATTGCTCAAGGTAATCCCGCGAACGAAAGATCAAGCGCTTCTAATCAGTTAACGCGCCGTGGCTCTTTGCTCATCCAGTTAAGCGCCGGTGACACCGTTCAAATACAGTGCGAAGTCGACGGTAGCAGTAAAACAGCGACGATTGGCGCGGGCACGCAGCCGACATCTTTTGCAGGATTTTTAGTGGGTACTTTAGGTTCTCCTGGTGTACTCAGTTTACAAGGATTAGATGGGGCGCTCTCTTTAACGAGTCCTAACAGCACCATAGCCATATCTACGCCTTCCGGCAGTACGATTGGTTTAAAAGCCACACTTCCCGTAACCAATGTTGCGCCCGTTATTGCCGTTTTATCGGGTGTGACTGGTTCTGTAACAGGTGTCTCTAGCTTAGCTGATGCGACGACTCCTGATGTTAACGGGATGGTTACTGTAGTAGCTAAGTTCACACTCACAACAGATGGTAGCGGGGGATTGGTTAAATTAGCCATAACGCCTCCTTATGCGGCAACATTTTCGAGCGTTACTCAGGCTATGCCTGTGAGCGTAGTAGCGACGCCCACCGCCTTATTAGGAGCGCCGGGAACACTTGGCGACGGCAAGCTTAATCAGCTATTCGCGGATACCCTTAATCAATGGATTGAGGCCGATATTGAAGTTTCGCAGATAAATACGGCGTATACCTTCTGGCTCACCTACAAATATCAGGTAGCATAAGATGAAAAAATTAAAATTCCTCATTCCCTTACTCATACCCAGTGTGGTTTTAGCTGCCCCGATCCCTCCTCTGAACGGCGGAACAGGCTTTCCTAATTTAAATGCTAACACCATTAGTGTAGGTGGCCCTGTGAATACAGGGGGTTCATTTACACTATCTGGGGCATTTAGTACAACTATAATGGTAACTGCGAATACTATTGTTACGTTCCCCTCGGGTATCAACACGTTAGCCAGCAACGACGGTAGTAATTCTTCGGGAACATGGCCCATTAGCATTACGGGGACAGCAGCCGGTGGCTCACCTCCTAGCGGTTCAGCCGGCGGCGATCTAACCGGGACTTATCCTAATCCGACGGTAGCGGCCAACGCCATTACGAATGCTAAGTTAGCGCAAATGGCAACAAATACCTTTAAGGGTAATAACACCGTAGGCACGGCAAATCCTGTGGATTTAACGGTGGCGCAAGCAAAAACATTGCTGAATTTGTCCGGTACGAACTCAGGAGACGTGACTTTAAGTGGCGAAAATTACCTTTCACTCACCGGTCAAGCCATTACTGCAAATGCAGTAAATTTAGCCGGCACTAATGTCACAGGCATCTTAACGGCCACTAGTTTCCCGGCATTGACGGGCGATATAACCACATCTTCGGGCGCATTAGCAACAACTCTTGCAACGGTTAATAGCTCTCCTGGGACGTATGGAAGCGCTACACAAGTGCCCGTGATCACTGTTAACGGTAAAGGATTGGCGACAAGCATTAGTAATACCGCTATTTCTGGCGTTCCTCCGGGGGGAGCAGCCGGCGGTAGCTTAACCGGCACTTATCCTAATCCTACGCTGGGAACCGGGGTCGTGGCTAACAGTAATATCGCGAATTCCACCATCGACTTAACGGCTAAAGTAACAGGCGCTTTACCAATAGCCAATGGTGGAACAAACGCTACCAGTCAGCACACTAACTCAATGATGTATTATGATGGCACGCATATTACTTCAGGCTCTAATTTTTTAGCGAGCATATCCCCTTCTCAAACATTATTAGAAATTATAACTACTACCATTAATTCACCTAATACAGCTATATTAAGTCTTTCGAGAGGAGATCAAGCAAACGGATATGCTGTTGTTCAGCATCTTATTGGCAATACGCCGTATTGGGATGCTGGCCTACGACCGGGCGATTCGTGCTATCACCTCTTCGATGATGTGAATAGCTTAGATCGTTTCAAGGTGTGCACTTCAAACGTAAATATTCCGGGCCTAACTGCTTCTCAATTAGTAGCAACAGATAGCGGAAAGAATTTAGTCAGCGGCAATTTATCCGGGGATGTGAGTTCTTCTCAGTTCGTAACCACAATTGGTGGTAATGCTGTTACTTACGCTAAAATTCAGCAAGTAGGAGCGAATAGTTTGCTCGGTAATCCTACTTCTAGCTTAGCTAATACCACTGAAATTCCATTAGGAAGTACCTTAACTTTCATATCGAGTGCTTTACAGACGACAGCTTTCACTGGTGATGTGACTACACCGGCTAATAGCTTTGCGACAACATTAGCCACCGTTAATACTTCGTCAGGTGTGCCTGGTTCATTTGGAAGCGCTACGCAAGTTCCTCAAGTAACGATTAACGGCAAAGGTTTGGTAACGGCTGTTAGTAATGTGACCATCAGTGGGGTGGCACCTGGAGGCTCAGCGGGGGGCGATTTAACCGGTACTTACCCTAACCCTACTGTGGCTTCAAACGCGATTACGTACGCGAAATTTCAGCAAGTAGCGGCTAATAGCTTAGTAGGTAATTCTACGGGTTCGTTAGCAAATGCAGCGGGTATTACCCTGGGCGCTACTTTAGCTTTTTCAGCCGCTTCTCTACAAACGACGGCTATTACAGGAGATGTGACCGCGTCTGCCAATAGCTTTTCAACGACAGTAGCAAAGATAAATGGCGCGACTTTAGGAAGTACGACAGCGACGTCTGGCAATCTATTAATCGGTTCAGGTACTCAATGGGTCACAAATGCCGTAAGTGGAGATGTGACTATCAACTCCACCGGTGTAACCGCGATAGGCGCTAATAAAGTCACGAATTCTCAATTTCGGCAATCCGGCGCTTTATCAGTAGTTGGTAACTCAACAAATGCAACCGCTAATGTCGCCGATATTGCAGCAGCCTCCGATAATCAAGTCTTACGGCGCTCTGGTACTTTGATTGGCTTTGGGGCTGTGAATTTAGCATCTTCTAACGCAGTTACTAGTGTTTTACCGATTGTGAACGGTGGTACTAATAACAGCGCTTTTAGTTCTGCTTCTAATGCGGGGTTTCCTCTCGATTTTTTTAATGGAACTTCTCTTACTAATGACGTTAGCCTAGGCTATGACACTACTTTCGACGTCCTTAAGATATACAGTACGTTGGCCAACCCACAATTCACGGTAAAAACGACGGTTACGGGAAGCGCTAACTCAGCTTCTCGAGTATTAGACCGAGGCGATCAAACGAATGGTGGGGATTATGATTACTTCTTAACTGCGGGCACAAGCAAATGGCAAAATGGTTTATATGCTGCATCGGATGACTTTTTCTTCAAAAATCCAGGTACTACGATATTGCAGTTAGGGAATTCCTCTTTAGATGTGACTGTAGGAGCGGGGAATCTCATTATTAACACTGTTAATAAAGGAATCACTATCAAAAGCGCGGCGGTGAGCGCCGGAACCGCGAACGCGGCAATAATTACTGGTGTAACTTTAAGTGGTGGTACCGTCACGATTAACGATTCTTACATAAACACTAGTACGGTGTGTTCATTTTCTGTGGTCACAGCGGCTGGAACGCCGGGAACTGCGTATGGCGTCACTGTAGGGTCGGGGACAGTTAAAGTCACATCTACAAGCGCATTGGATGCTTCGTCTGGAAATGTTGGTTGTTTAAAGGGGAATTGATTATGAAATTTGAAATGTCTATTCAAAAACCGGGTTTCACAAAGCCACGTTTAATTGATCGTCAGCATTTAATTGATGCGGGCTATACTATTCCTACGCTCATCACAGGATATGGGGCGTTCTATTATGCGTGTGATCGTGACCCCACTGGCACAGAGCCCGATATCTATACTGGATATCCTGATTTTCTCTATTCATGGTGGAATCAAACTAGCGGTCAAATCTGGTGGTGTCAAAACAATACCGTCTCTCCTTTGCAATGGAATAGCACTCAAATCGGAATGCAAAGAAATTATTCTATCCGTACATCACCGGCATTTAATACAAGTTACACTCCAAACACTATGCTAGACACACTTGTGGTCGCTACCGTGAGCTTAGGCGTCACCTTATTACTGCCTTCTCAAATTAACGCTGAAGTGGATACTGGAAGTGGTTTCGTAACTGTAGGTTATGTAGCTTTATCCGGTTTAACCGTAAGTGGTGATACGCGTACGATGACTTTCCTGGTGCCGGCTAATGCGGCCTATAAAATCGTGAATGTATCGGGTGGTGGTAACAATAGTCTTATTAGCCTTTTAGAATTAACTTGTTAAGAGGTGAAATATGCCATTAGAACATAGCACAAGCAAAAAAGCATTTAGTCATAACGTGGCGACTGAAATAGAAGCGGGTAAGCCGCAGAAGCAAGCAGTAGCTATCGCTTATTCCGAGAAAGTAAGAGCTAAACGGAAAAAGAAATGAAAGATATCGATTTCGTTCTTACTATTGTTCGGTGGGCTCTTGAATTAGGCGAAGAAGTGATAATTCCATTGGTTGAAATTTGTTTCAACAAGTCAAAAAATATGGAAGAGAAAGAAAGTTTAGTGGGGGATATTATGAAAGCTTTGAAGTTCCATAAATCTGGTGACAATGGATAATATACCAATCATGGTAGGATTAGGTTTTAGCGTATTAGCAGGCATGAGATGGATTGGGAGTAAGCTGGTCGCGATTGGGAAATTTATAGTAGGCGTTAATTCCGCTCATCAACGTCTTGCTTCTATTGAAAAACAGTATGAGCATTTGTACGGATTATTTTTTGAAGTAAGGAAAGAGATTCAACAGATTTATCAGTATATCATGACCGAAAAGGATTGAATGCCGTTACCGTTTGAATTTAATTTCAAGAATCCTGATTATAAAATGGTATTTGAGTATCGGGCAGAACGATATCGTCGTTTAAAAGAAAATATTGCTCAATTAGGCGCAGTTAAACGTTACTATCGTAACAACATTGCTCAATTCATCATTGACTGGGGAATGACGGAAGACCCCCGTAATCCAGAGCGTGGTCTTCCTGCAGCGATTCCATTTCTGCTATTCGATTGTCAGGAAGAATGGGTAACTTGGTTCGTTGATTGCTGGAAGCGTGGTGTTCCTGGGGCTACTGATAAATCTAGAGACTTGGGGGTTAGCTGGCTAGCGTGTGCAACCGTAGCCTCTATGGCTCTCCTAAACATGGGTATTGCGGCGTTATTTGTTTCACGAAAAGAAGAATATGTGGATAAGTCGGGGGACCCGAAATGTCTTCTTTACAAAGTAAGACGGTTTATTTCCTTGCTACCCCCTGAATTTAGAAGTAATTGGGATGAAAAGAGAAATTCCTCACACATGCGCATTAGCATACCCCACACTTGCTCATCAATCACCGGTGAAGCCGGGGATAATCCAGCGCGTGGCGGTCGATTCAGTGTTGTGGTTTTAGATGAAAGCGCGTGGTTTTCGCACCCTGAATCTGTAGAAGCTTCAGTTACGGCGGCTACTAATTGCCGGCAAGATATTTCTACGCCCCATGGCCTTAATAATCCCTTTGCTCGAAAGATTCATAACCCCAATTACGAGAAAAGGCGTTTACACTGGCGTCAAGACCCGCGTAAGGATGAAGAGTGGTATAAAAAGAAAGTGGAAGAAATTAACGACCCTATCATCGTTAATCAAGAGCTCGACCTCAATTACTCCGCATCCGTGGATTTCATCGTTATACCCGCTATCCATATTCAAGCGGCTGTAGATGCACATATTATTCTGGGAATAAAACCACAAGGTATCCGTAAAATAGGACTTGATGTAGCAGACGAAGGCCGCGATCTAAACGCTATTTGTGGGCGTCATGGCATTTTGATTGAGTCTTTAGAAGAGTGGAGCGGTAAGGGAGAGGATATTTTGCACACCGTTCGAAAAACATTTCAACTCTGCGATCTTTTAGAGTATGACATGGTCGATTATGATGCGGATGGGGTGGGTGCGGGCGTTCGTGGGGATGCAAAGCATTTGAATGAATCACGAGAACGCATTATACAATTTAACGCATTTCACGGAGCTGGCAGCGTAGTTAACCCCGAAGATGACCCCTTTAAAAGAGAATCTTCTAATCAGGATAGGATTAGAACCAATGAAAACTTCTTTTCAAACCGTAAAGCCCAGGCATGGTGGTCGCTAAGAAGGCGTTTTGCTATTACTTATCGGGCTATTACAGCTAAAAACAGTGGAGAAGACTATGAATTTTCAGCAGATGAAATTATCTCTATTCCGAAGGGGCTTAAGTATCTTCATAAGTTGGTGGATGAACTTTCACAGCCGACATATGGGGAAGATAAAGTGGGCCGAATGCTTATCAACAAAAAACCGGAAGGGGCGAGATCGCCAAACCTAGCAGATGCGGTTATGATTGCATTTGCACCTTCAGAAGTTAAACCAATAGGATTTTTCGATGTTTGGTCGTAAAAAAGAAATAATCTTGCCGCCGAGCAAGAAAAAGCCAGATGGTATTCTATCGACTGACTTTCTTTACCACACGGTGGATAAAGCCGAAGTCGTTAAGGATATCATCAACAAAAACATAAAACCACAGGTTACGCTGGATGGAGCGCCTCTTAATAAGGCCGAATTTGAATCGCAAAACGCGGCTATATTGAACTCGATGGTGCAAACGCCTATTTCCAACACACTGATCGGTTGGTACGGCAATCATACATTCATCGGATATCAGCTATGTGCCATTATCTCTCAACAGCCGATTATCAAGAGAGCTTGTCTGCTGCCGGCGAAGGATGCTATTCGACGGGGGTACGAAGTCACTGTTAATGACGGCACCAAAATAGATAAAGAAATATTTGACCACATGCGATTTTTGGACGACCGCTATGGGGTAGGCGCTCATCTTCGTGAATTTGTAGACAAAGGTCGTGTGTTCGGCATTCGCCATGCGCTTTTTATGGTAGATTCTGATGACCCCGATTATTACGAGAATCCTTACAATCCCGATGGCGTGAAACCCGGTAGCTATCGAGGCATTAAACAGATTGACCCATATTGGATGACGCCTCTGCTAGAGGGTATTGATCAGACAGACCCCTCGTCGCCTTTCTTCTATAATCCTCGCTATTGGTGGGTGGGCGGCAGAAAAATACACTATACCCATTTTGTAATTTTTCGGACGGAAACGGTGCCTGACGTCCTTAAGCCGACTTATTTTTACGGTGGTGTTTCCATTCCTCAAAAGCTATTTCAACGTGTATATGCGGCAGAAAGAACCGCTAACGAAGCACCTTTGCTGGCCATGACGAAGCGTTTAAATACGCTAAAGATCGATATAACGCAAGCGATCGGACAAGCTGCTGAGCTGAATAAGAAGATGAATTTATGGCGTTCATTGCGGGATAATTACGGAATCATGGTGCATGGGATGAATGAGGAAGTTTCTCAACTCGATACTTCTTTGGCAGATTTAGATAACGTCATTACTTCGCAGCATCAGTTAGTTTCGGCGTATAGTGGCATCCCGATTACCAAGCTTTACACCACACCACCCAAAGGATTCGATGCAACGGGGGAATATGATGAAGCTAATTACCATGAAGATTTAGAAAGTCTGCAAGCTGATGATTTAACGCCGCTTTTAGTGGGTCATTATGAGAGAATGATTCTTTCCGATATATCGCCTAAATTCGGCATAAAGCCTTTCTATACGACTATTGTGTGGAAACCATTAGACGTAATGACATCTAAAGAAAAAGCAGAAGTTGATAGAATGGAATCGGAAACAACGGTTAATTTGATTAATAGCGGCGTCATTGGGCCATATGAAGCTCGTGAAAAATTGATCGCTGACCCTGAAAGTGGATTTTCTGGATTGTCCGATGAACCGCCCGATTTAGAAATACCGGAAGACGATGGAACTGAAGATTTCCCCACCTAAAAAGAAATGGGCTAAAGATCACGATAGTTATCTAGTCGGTGAGCCGCTTAATTACCCGGCGTGGATTTACGATGATTATCGCAAAAAATTGAATAAATTAGTGAGCCGAATGACTAAAGATGTAAAGAAACAAGTACTTGAATTATTTAAGGAATATCATTTAACCACAGATGCCAGTATTACGGATGAATCCAAACGATTATTGAATAAGCTTAATTCGAAATGGGAAAAGATTTTTAAAGATTTATCATTGGGATTAGCGACCTCTTTTGTGAATACAGTTAAAAAAGCGAGCGCTCGATCTTTGAAAACCAGTGTGGATAAACTCTCAGGGAAAATTACTTTGGGTACCAGCTTTATTCCCAAAGAATTAAAACCAAAAATTAGCAGTTTAATTGAGGAAAATGTTAATTTAATCAAGTCGATACCCGAACAATACCTCACAAGTATTACTACTGTGGTTATGCAATCTATAACGACTGGTCAAGGCTTAAAACAGTTGACTCAAAAGATAGAAAAGTATCACGGAACTACCAGTAATCGGGCTAAAAATATCGCTAAAGACCAAACAAACAAAGCCTATAACACAATCAACCGAGAACGAATGATCGATGCCGGTTTTAAAAAATTCAGATGGATACACAGCCACGGTGGTTTAAAACCACGGAAAGATCATATCGCCATGAATGGAAAGGTTTACAGTTTCGATAGACTCCCTATAATAGACAAGAAAACAGGAGAAAGAGGAATCCCAGGACAGGCTATTAATTGCGGATGTACGATGACACCGGTTTATGAGTATGCATAGCGCACGACACATTGATACCAGCGGTTGGACTGAGATAAAAGACAATCCAATCAGTAAAGTTGGGGTTTTTCAATATTTGGGTAAAACTTTTAGAGATTTACCTGGCATTGATGCTGGTAAAATTTATAACGTCTATCGCCCTCAAGAAGAACTTTCTAATCCCGAAACTATTGATTCTTTTAAGCTTATTCCGTGGATTGATGATCACGAAATGATAGGCCCGAATGAGAAAACCCCGGCAGAAAAGAAAGGAATTAGCGGGGTAATTGGAGAGAATGTTTACTTTGAATATCCCTACTTAAAAGGAAATTTAAAAATATTTTCTGACGAAATGCAAGAAAAAATCGACCGTCAGGGAAAAAAAGAATTATCTCCTGGCTATCGCGCGCTTTACAGATTAGAGTCAGGGGTTTACGATGGAAAACCGTATGATGTCGTGCAATACAATATACGCGGAAATCATTTAGCGTTAGTGCACGAAGGGCGCACAGGCGCAGATGTAAGCGTTTTAGATGAGGTTGACACTATGACTGAACAAGAAGAGCTACGTGAAAAGAAGACCGCAGATGATGACGGTGAAAATCATTTGATGGGTATTCATGAATGCTTAAAACAGATCAAAGAATTGTTATCTGTTCATGCGGAAGATAGGAAAGTTAAGGATGAAAAATCAGAGATGAGTGAAGAAGAAGCTCGTTCTGAGTCCACAAAAGGCGAGATAAATAAAGAAAAAGCCGATGATCTGAAGAAAACGGATGATAACTACGGTGCTTTAGAATCTGTAATGGACAGTCAAGATATTCGGATTATTTCTAAGAAAATAGCGGAACGCGATAATTTGGCAAAATCGATTGCTAAATGCGAAGGAATCGGTACTTTCGACTATTCCGAAATGAATGTGGATGATGTGGCTAAGTACGGTGTGAATAAACTTGGACTTAAATGCTCTAAAGGACAAGAAAAATCTGCGATTCAAGGATATCTTTTCGCACTTAAGTCAATGCCGACTACGGCTATGCGGCCTACGGTTGATAGAAAAGAACCGGATTCTCAGATTGAATCCATTTTAGCGGGGAAATACTAATGAGCGTGCCACAACTTACAGTTAATCAATTTGCAGGCTTCGGTACACAGGGTGCTAAATTTGACGACAGCCCTTTTAGGGCTCTTTCCTATACTTTAAATTCATCTTTAGCTTCTTACAATGTCATTGGAGCTACTGCTTATACCCTCACGTCTGCTGGTATAGCGCAAGCAGGTAATGGTGGAAGCGGGTTTGTGGGTATACTTTGCAACCCAGAAATATTTCCTCTTTTTGGTGTTGGTGGTAATCCCTTAAGTCCTAGCATGACATTACCTAACTATAGCTTGGCTCCTCTATGTACGATGGGCCGCATATATGCTTATGTGACTACGCAAGGTAGCGAGCAAGACCTTGTGGTTTTTGATAACACCACAGGAGCGTTGTCTACGATTGCGCCTAATGCGGCATTACCCTCTGGTAAGTCTTTTGCATACGCAAAGCTTATTGTGACTGGAATGACAACACCTGGATTATGCATTATCGAAATATCACCCACTTTCACGATTCCAACGTAATTGGAGAATTTAATGAATAGAACACCTACTCCCGTTCACTCTTTTATTCCGCCCCGGTCTAGCGGTTTACCGGGATATAAAAATTTTAAAGTGACTGAAGACTCTATTGAACAACTAAAAAGATTAGGCGTTTCCTTAGACTATAGTCCTGAAGTTATAGGCGCAACGATGGATGCTGTTCAAGCGTCTGTCACTACTCCTAGTATCGGTGTGCCGGTACAGTTTTTACAGGGATTGCTGCCGGGCATTATCTACATCATTACTCAGGCTCGTAAAATTGACGCGCTAATCGGTCGTACGACTGTTGGCTCCTGGGAAGATGAACAGATCGTTTCTACCTACTTGGAGTTGGAAGGTACGGCTCAATTTTATACCGGTTATTCAAACGTCCCACTCAGCAATTACAA